AGTAAGAGGCATATATATTGGTGTTCGTAGTGGTGCATTGGCTGCGGCTGCAGCTCAAAAAGTGCTTAATCTCGTAATGAGAGCGAACCCAGTTGGCTTACTTATTTCAGTACTTGTAACATTGATTACTGTCTTTGCAACTGCGGCTGCGGCTAGCAATGGTTTTGGCAATACTCTAAGCTCGGTATTCTCGACTATCGTTCATACTGCCGTTTGGGGTGTTAATAAGATTATTGAGGCCCTTAACTGGCTTATCGCAAAGTTAAATAGCGTAGGCGACAAGGTAGCCAAATTCTTTGGGGGCACATTTACTGCCATTCAACAAGTAGACACCATTTCGGCTGAAAGTGCACAAGATATTGTTAACACTGCCGGTGATATTATGGGTCAAATAACATCAGGTCTATCTGGTGGTGGTGGTGGAGACATCGACACAGGCGGTTTTGGTGGTGGTGAAACTGGAGGCGGTGGCTCAGGTGGTTCTGGTGGTTCTGGTGGTTCTGGTGGTTCTGGTGGTGGTAAAGGTAGCAAGGGAAGTGGTGAAGATCTTGCAAAAGAGGCTAAGCAAGTCCACGAAAAAATCTTGCAATCTTTCTTGGAAATGCAAGGCAACCAAGTAGAGTTAGTCGAACTTCAATATCAAAAAGAACGAGATGAGCTTGAAAAATCTAAGGCGGCCAATGCTAACTATCAAGAAGATTTGGAAAGACTTAACGAAGTCTATGCAGATAAGCGTATCAAAGCTAAGCAGGAAGAAATGGCAAAACTACGTGCCATTGAAACTGGTATTCGTGATATGCAGAAAAACTTTGCATTCAGTACTGCCGACAAAGATAGTACTGGCTCCGTATCTCCGGCAATGCAGTTGGCAAAAGATTATATCGACCACATTGATGAAATTGAGGACCGCTACGCAGAAATGTCCGACAACTTCATTAAAATGGACGCTATGCAACAGCAAAAGTACATTGATACTCTAAAACAACGTGGCATTGAGTTCGAATTGAGTGGTGAGGGTCAAATCTCATTTGAAAAATTAAAGAACGAAGAAATGTTAGCGTTACAAGATGAGTTCAATAAAAAGGCTTTGCAACAACATACCGATTTAGTCAACGAGAAGTATGCTATCGATGAGGCTATGCGTACTCAAAACTTCGAGGCACTTCAAGCTGCATTGACAGATGAGTACATCGCCGAGCAACAAAACTACGAACTAAAAAAGGCACTACTTGAAGAGTGGAAACAAGCCGTATTCGATGCAAATTGGAATGGGCAACAGGTTCTGTTCGATGCTGCAAATGCAGGGTTAGATAGCTTACAAGGTTCTATCTCAGGACTTATTCAAGGTACAACAACTCTTATGCAAACGTTCCAAAATCTTGGCAAAGCTATCCTCAAAACTATTGCTGATAGTGTAGCTCAATGGATAGCCGGTCAAATCAAGCAAGCCGTGTTCGATAAAATGATGGCAGCACAACAGGCTGCAACTGGTACTGCTGCAGCTAACGCTCAATATCCGGCATGGGCTGCATTGGCTCAACAAGTTAGTATGGCGACTTTTGGTGCTAGTGCTATCGCCGGCAATGCTGCATGGTCTGCTAATACTGCAGCCGGTAGTGCATTGTCTCTTGCTAATAGTGCAACAAGTTTTGCGTCTATAGGCGGTGGCAGATTAGAATTGCCAAAACTAGCAAGCGGCGGTGTTGCTTATGGCTCCACTTATGCTGAGATTGGCGAGGGTAAGTATAAAGAGGCCGTTTTACCTCTAAGTGAAAGCACATACGATGAAATGGGTGCAGGTATAGCACGTGCCGGTGGTGGTGCTACTGGTGGCATTACGTTTAACGTATCCGCTATGGACGCTCATTCGTTTGGTGATTGGTTAGAGAATTCGGCAGGTCGTTCCTTACGTCAGTTTTTAGTTAATCAAAATAGGGAATTCGTAGCTACGGAGGGTACATGGTAATGGCTGATTTATTAAAATTCCCAGATATTAGAACCCTTGCGTGGAAGTCTACAAAGGCTCAAAAGTGGGACACTAAGATAAAACGTACAGGGAGTGGTCGAGTACGAACTATGACTACTTGGCAATACCCTCAGTACACTATTACAACAGAATTCGCAATATTAAGCCCAGAAGAACATAAGCGTCTTATGGGCTTTTATGCATCTGTAAAGGGTGGTACAGTTCCATTCTTATGGTTGGATCCAGAGGACTACGAAGAAAAGGGTATTCGTTTAGGTACTGGGGCTCAAAATGAATGGCAAGCAGTTCGCTTGTATGGTGATTTTAGAGAACCAGTCGCACATATTGAAAACCTTAAATTATATGCTAATGGCTCACCTGTAAGTGCGGTATCGGATAAGGGTGTTATTAGATTAGCACCAGGGGTAAGAGTGGCACCAACCGCCATTATTACAGCCGACTACACATATTATTGGAAAGTCATGTTCAGTGGCGACTACACTGACGAGGCCGTTTTTAAGGACATATTTAAGTCTAAATCGTTTAAATTGGTAACGGTGAGGTGATTATAAATGAAACAAGTTAGCGAGGCGTTAAGCGTTCATTTAAGCAACTCACAGACGTTTGTATCATGCGACTTATATGAGCTCAAACTCAAAAGTGGCATTTCTTACTACTGGGCAGACACTGACATCGATGTTAGCTATGGCGGAAACACATACAAGGGCGATGGGCCAATTATTGTACGTGAAAAGATTGCAACAAGCAGTACTGTTAGCGTTGATAAATTGAACGTTACCATAACTGCTAATCAGTCCGACCAAATAGGTGGTGTTCCTGTCTTAACCGTTGCTCATAATGGTGGTTTAGACGGTGCGACTTTAAATTTGAGGCGTGCTTTCTTTGGCGATAATGGAAACGTTATCGAATGTATTGATCTGTTCAAGGGTATTTGTGAAGTAACACAGGGCGGTGGCTTTGCATTGAAAATTAATGCAAAATCAGTAGTCCAAAGGCTCAATATTGAATACCCTAACAGATGATACTATCCACAATGTCCATACTCCATATATTCCAAAGAGTGTGGCGTTGATATTACAAAGTATCGTAAGCGTGTTACTGTAACAGCGGTTACTGGTACCAATACCGTGCAGATTGACACTAGTTTTGAAAAGGGCTATTACACTGCCGGCGGTATGGAGTGGATAAGCGGACCGCTATCAGGACAAGCAACTCAAATTATGGATAGTGCTACGAATACAATCGTTTATATGAGTGCGACAAATACTGCACCTCATGTTGGCGATGTGGCATATATCTATCCAGGGTGCGACAAAACACCTGCAACTTGCAAGACTAAGTTCAATAATTTTAGTAGGAACAGGGCAACTCCTTATGTTCCGTTAAAGGAGACAATACGATGAAATTGACAACAGGTGAAATGATTGCCGATGCTGCAAAAAAGTGGATAGGCACACCATATCAAAATAATACTATGGTTCATGGTGTTGGCGTCGATTGCTCCTATTTGTTGGTTGCTGCACTGGTCGATAGTGGTCTCATGAAACGTGATGCATTAGAAATAGAAAATTATTCGAACGAATGGCATTTACATCGTAGCGAAGAAAAGTACCTAAAGTACGTTCAAAAAGTAGCTGACGAGGTTCCTATTGATGATATTCGCATCGGTGATTTTCTACTATACCAATATGGCAGATGCATCAGTCATGGTGCCGTTTATGTCGGTAATAATTTAGTCGTGCATGCGTTTGTTGATCTAGGTGTTATCTATTCATCTATTGACGATGTATTATTCTATGACGCTAAGGGCAGAAGTCGCTTACGTGCGGTGTATAGGTTTAGGAAAGGGGGCAAATAATGGGCTTTCTATTTAGTCGAGGGCATAACACTACAAATCGAGCTGATATGATAGGCGATTTTCAAATTAATACGGCATCATACGGCGAAGTGGTTCCAGAAGTACTTGGCACTACACGATTGAGTGGCAACATTATTTATTACGATGATTTCACCCCTCATGAACACAAAACAACAACACGAACTGGCAAGGGTGGTGGCTCAAAGCATACTGAAATAACCTACACATATACAGTCGCATGTGCGATTGGCTTATGTGAGGGGCCTATACAGGGTATAGGGAAAGTATGGCGAGATAAGGAAATATACGACTATCCGAATGAAAAGATTGAGCTTACTGCCTATAAAGGTGATTATGGACAAGCTCCGTGGCCTTATGTTCTATCTAAACATCCGGATAAGGCATTGCCTTATAGTGGCTTGGCATATATGGCCGGTGTGGTAGATTTAGGAGAACGAGGAAGTTTACCTCAATACAACTTTGAAATAAAGGGCAAACTCCTAGAAACTGGCGACGGTGTGGACGTTAACCCTGCCGATTATATCGTGCATGTGTTAAAGTCTATTGGCATTGATGATGTTAATATTGACGGTTTGGAGCACTACAGGGAATATTGCAAGGCAGCAGATATTCTTATCAGTACACCTCCAGACAGTAAAAGTACAAAGGCTCAAACTGTAATTAATGATATAGCTGAGATTACAAACAGCCTTGTTTTTTGGTCTACAGACCGTCTTAAAATCGTACCATTAGCCGATAAGCCTATAGGAACATGGACTCCTTACAATCAAATTCAATATAACTTGAATTCAGATGATCTTATTCCGGCTAGCGATGGACAGTTAGTTGTGTATAAGAGAAAGGACAGTTCAGAAAGTTATAACCAAGCTACGGTTGAATTTATTAATCGTGCAAATAGTTATGAAAAGGAAACAGTCGCTTTCGAGGTTGTAGCTGATGTGCAAAAAAATGGTTTAAAGCCAGCCTCCAAGAAGTCTGCACATTATCTATATACTAAGGCTAGGGCACAATACTATGCGGAGCAATTAGCCATGAAACGGCTATACGCTAAAAACCAATATACATTCCATTTAGATTGGGCGTTCTGTAGATTGGAGCCAGGCGACCTTGTTACGTTAACTGACGAATTATGTGGCTTAAATAATCAAATTGTCGTTATAACATCTGTATCTGAGGCAGCGGACGGACAGTTGGAAATAACTGCCGAGGGTAAGCCTCCAGGGACATATGCTCCTGCCAAGTACAATGTGCATGAGAACGAACGGCCATTTATTGATTATAACCAAGCTGCACCAAGCGTAAATGATGTTGCTATATTCCAAACCGTTGGTGATGTTGGTGGCAATCAGGTATTTGTTGGGGTTAACGCTCCGAGTGGTTGGGGCGGTTGCTCCGTATGGGTATCTGATACAGGCGAAAATTATCGTCGTATAGGATCTATCACTCAACAAGCTAGAATGGGCAGAACAAAAAATGCGTTTGATAAGTCTGCGAATGTATGCGATGTAGTACTCAATCAAGGTGTGTTGAAAACTGCAACACATATCGATGCTGAACGTGCCAATACATTGTGTTGGATAAATGGCGAGGCATTGAGCTATGAAACAGTAGAAACTCATACAGATAATTGGTATACATTAAAAGGTTTAGTTCGTGGACAGTATGGCACTAATGCTATTAATCACAATGCAAATGAAAGGTTTGTCAGAGTTGATGAGGCTTTATTCCGTTACCCTTATCGTAAGGAAGATATAAATAAGACGATATATCTCAAGTTCACTTCATTAAATCTGTTTGGTAGTAATGAACAAGGACTTGATGAGGTGCAAGAGTACACTTATAAAATCGTTCCTTACTATATACCAGAAGTTGATAATTTAACGTTATATACTAAATATTACGAGATTGGCAACGGTGTATTGTCCTTTGATGTGGTGGCTCAATTTGATGTACCTCAAATCAATAGTTTTGATACTGTCGAACTTTGGTACCGTGAGGGCAATGCAAAATGGAAATATGGCGGCAATGGTAACGGTCAAATCTCTATTAGTGGCTGCGAACTTGGACATACTTACGAAGTAAAGGCTATTGTTAAGGACGTACATGGGAATACTTCGCAAGGTGTTACAAAGTCCATTACTGTAGCTATGAAAACGGAAGTTCCTAATGCACCGCAAGGCTTTTCTATTACGTTTAGTGATAAGGCCAATTTCAACTGGCTTGAAGTTCGTAACGCCGACGTCGATTTCTACGAATTGCGTTTAGATACACGTACAGGCCAAACCGATGGTTTGATTGGTAAAAGTAACAACACTACATATAGTGGCATGCTGCGTGAACGTAATGGCAAAGTCTATTTGTACGCACATAACCCATCAAAAGGCTATGGGGCACCGGCTGAGGTTACATATAACGTACCAATTCCACCTAAGCCTACAAATGTCAAATTAACTGGTACTATTAGCGGTATCGGAGTAGTGTTTGAAAACATTCCAACCGGCTGCAAGGGTGCCAATGTCTATGTCGATAATACTGTATATTTCACATCTACTAACGCAATGAGTATTCCTATCGAGGCCGGTGTTTATTCTGTTAGCGTTGCTTATGTCGATATCTTTGGTGAGGGGCCAAGAACCGATGCAACAAATGTTACAGTAAAGGCTAAAATAGACAGTAAATTGCTAGATATGGAAGAGCTTGGCATATCTGATATGGATAAGGCAGTAAAGGCTTTAAAAAATGAAGTTGGAACAGTCAAAACTAGCGTTGACGGTTTTCAAAGCAAACTCATCGACCAAGCCAATGCGTTCCAACATAGCATTAGTGATCTAAACACTAATTTAGGCACACAAATAACTCAAATCTCAAACGGAATTGAGTTAAAAGTAAGTAATGCAATCAATAGCCTTGACGGAGCAGCACTTGTAAGCCGTATCAATTTAAGCCCAGCAGGTACACGCATAGACGGCAAGCTCTTGCATGTTACTGGTGAGGCGTTATTTGATAACAATATCATTACAAAGGGGATGCTACAGGCTGGCTCTGTTACTGCTGATAAAATGCAAGTCGATAGCTTATCATCTATCTCTATTAATACTGGCGATTTAACAGGCGGCTCTATCACAGGCGGCACCTTTAAGAATGCGAATGGCTCATTTAAAATCGACCAAAACGGCAATATTATAGGTGCTAATATCACAGGCTCACGCATTGACGCAAGCTCTATTTTTCAATCTGGTTACAAGATTAGAAATATAGACATTCAAGTGTATAAGGTTAAGCATGGCGACTGGTGCCCTATTCCTAATGGCTTTACCGAGGAGCAATGTACATTCGTTCCAGTTGGGTATGTTCAGACAGAAAGCTATTGCCGATCTAGCAACCGCAGCCCATACATTCCTAGAGTATCAGATGACGGACTCGCTCCAGTAGGTAAGAGTATTTCAAACAGCGAATATAGCCAACAAAAATCTCGCTGGGTAGGTAGTTGCGATATTTATTTCCGTACTAATCGCTCTAAGAAAGTGAATATAGGTATTAAAGGCAAGCGCCGAGCAATAGCTGAAAGTCGTTACTTGGATATGTCTACATCTGGCAGCGACGGCAGCAATGCAGGGTTTAAAGATGTAGAATGCTATTCCTACGGCGAGCTCTTTATATTAGTAATTGCCAAACAATAAGGGGGTGGCTTATGGTAAAACACGATTTCACTATCCATGCTGGCCAAGATTTCAATATATCGTATGTGGTTCCAGAGGATAGCGACAGAGTACTCACAGGCTTTAATGGCGTGTGTAAAATCAGAAAGCGAGCCGATGAGGGCGTTATATTTGAGCTCAATGCAGAGGTAGGCGAGAAATATGTTACTTTCTCATTGAGCGGCGCTACATCGGCAGCCAAGAAAGTAAACGGAAGAGACTTTGTGTATGACGCTTTCATTTACAATGACAGCGAACACATAAAACTCGGCTATGGCAAAATTTTATTTATTCAAGATATTTCTATGCACGACTAGGGGGGCTAGATCATGGCAGATAACACTTTAACACTAAAATTTGACAAAGAAACAATTTTACCTTTATTCGAGGGTTTAAGAGGGCCTAAAGGTGAAAAAGGCGAGGGCGGCCAACGTGGTGAGCGTGGCGAACAAGGCGAGCAAG